CGTTCAATGTTAACTGTTCAATGTCAATGGTTCCAACAGGAGAGCCATTAACAGCAGCACCAGCAGATGAGGCACCACCAGTAAAGGTTTCATTGTTAGCAGGAACAGCACCTGTAAGCATTCTGACAATCATTGTGCCAACAGGGGCATTTTCGGTAGCAAGCAATAGTTTGGCTGTTCCACCACCACTGAAGGTAAGCGTTTCAGCATCCGTAAATGGTCCACCGGTTTCAGCATCATAATCAAACTGATAGGCAAGTGCGGTAACAAGAACTCGGTCAGAACCAGAGGATAGACCACCAACGCTAAATGTAACGTTGTTAGGTGGTGTATGCGGTGCAGTTGTTAAGTCGAAAAGAAGGTCACTGGCTGATAGGTCACTAGTTTCGATACCAAAACCATAAGAACCAATAAGAGCAGAACCTGTTGAAGCACCGCAGAACGGGAAGGATAGTGAACGTTCTGTTACTGCTCCACTAGTAGCCGTTGCTGTAGAAGTAGTTCCAGTAATAGTTTCTGTTGCTGGAACGACACCATTAGTTAGCTGAATCCACATTTTTGTAGAAGCATTTAAGTCATCTACCGCTAACATTATACCCGTGCCAGTGGCCCAAGTAACTTCTTCCACAGCACTCCAGTTAGTAGCACCCTGTCCGCTAAGAGCTATTTCGTGGGTAATACCACGGAATAGAGCACCGTTAAGAGTATAAAGAGTTGAACCAGATCCTCTACGAGTAAGCCACTTCATACGTTCATAGAAGTCATTAATTGAACGAGTTGGCTGGTCGATATTCCATTCAGAGTAATATGGTTCAGTTACTGCGTTACCGTCAACGTCAAGTAATGTATAGCCTTCTACATTGGTAATTCCTGTCCAGCCACCAACGTCACCAGCATCAGAACCGTTGTTAAGGTCTGTCGCATACGCCAAGGCCATAACGTTATTACCACGGGATGTACCGTTAACCTTGAATTCAGAATAAGTATAACCAAATTCACGGGTAGTACCGATTAGACGCCTACCATCAATATCAGCACCACCAGTTCTTACCTTTAACATAAACCTATGACTGATACCGTTAGCGGCATCAGCGTTATACCCAGTGGTCCAGAAGTTAGTTACCAACGCTCCGTCTTGAATAACATTAAGATACATTCCGGCAGCAGCAATGACTACCAAGCCGTCGTATATCTCGTCTCCACCTTTCTGAACGATAGAACCGTCATATAAATACTGAGCAGTAGTGTCATCAATATTGAATGGTGCCTTCAATGTGATAATGTTATCCGTTGAACGTTCTGACGCTGTTGCGTCCGTGATGTCAAGGATGTCATCATTGGCTGCTGCTGCGTCATCCATCAAGGTTCCAAGCCATCTGTGGAAGTCAATAACTGTATAGTGAGTAGTACCCACACCAGTATGGCGAATATCGCCATCTACCTGTACTTCGAAATCTGTGCCAATAGCCATGTTAGTATCTCCTATTAACTATATGTAATCGGGGTAATTCGTTCAGTCCATTTATTATCAAAATTAGCGTCACCATCAGCCCATATTTCGGTTACATCACTATCACCAGCGATAGTAATCTTTCGAATTCTCCAGACTGAAGCACTTTCGGAAGATCCGGGGAGAGCTTCCCCCTTATAAAGTTCATCATCTGTTATGAAATCAATCCGCTTAGAGTATAACATTTCATCCTCAGAAAGTCCAGAGAAGCCACTATATCCTGAAGCTCCTCCAGACGGACCACTATAACCAGAGTAACCAGATATTCCAGAACCACTATATCCAGATTTACCAGAGCCACTATACCCAGATACACCAGAACCACTGTACCCACTATAACCACTTGTACCACTGTATCCTGAGTAACCAGATATTCCAGAACCACTATACCCAGATATACCAGAACCACTGTAACCAGATTTACCTGAGTAACCGCTTATACCAGAGTAACCACTATACCCACTTATACCTGAATACCCCGAGTAACCTGAAATACCTGAATACCCGCTATAACCACTTATACCTGAGTACCCACTATATCCAGATATTCCTGAGTACCCTGAGTACCCAGATATTCCAGAACCACTGTACCCAGATTTACCAGAACCACTATAGCCAGATTTACCTGAGTAACCGCTTATCCCAGAGTAACCACTGTACCCACTATATCCAGATATTCCTGAGTACCCTGAGTAACCAGATTTTCCTGAATACCCAGAGTAACCTGATTTACCAAAACCACTGTACCCACTTATCCCAGAACCAGAGTAGCCACTTGTACCTGAATATCCGGAATAACCAGATCTTCCTGAATACCCAGAATAACCTGATTTACCAGAGTACCCTGAATAACCAGATACACCACTGTAACTTGAATACCCAGAATACCCAGAATAGCCACTATATCCTGAACTCCCTTGATTGTCTCCTGAAAATCCAGAATAACCAGAAGTACCCTCCCTTCCAAGTATTCCATCTTTTCCGGCTTTACCACTATATCCTGAATAACCAGAATATCCCGATGTTCCTTTATGACCGGGTATTACAGTTAAGTCTAAATTTACCTCATTAATATCCATCGCCTTTTAATTTTCCAAAGGGCTATTATGCCCACGCAATAACTTTAAACTTATAACCAGAAGATGCTGTAAATACAACATTTGTTCCTGTATGTATCCCTTCAGCAAACATAAAGGTAGGACCAACAGAACCAGATGTTCCTGTTAAAGCAGGATAAACATAAGTAGGTGTATCACTTAATCCGTGAGCAACACTTGCTTCTGCTCCATCAGAAGTTAATTCAGTAGAAATAAATTGACGAGTCAAGGCATAAGTTACAGATCCAGCAGATACTGTAGTTCCAGAATATCCAGATGTACCATCATAACCGGAAGTACCTGAATATCCTGAATATCCAGATGTGCCATCATAACCAGAAGTACCTGAGTAACCTGAATAACTACTAGCACCACTTAAACCAGCAGCACCTTGTAACCCCGGAACACCGGAATAACCAGATGTGCCTGTATTACCTTTAGCTCCCGAGTATCCTGACTTGCCAGAATAACCTGACCAACCAGATTTACCAGATGTTCCAGAATCTCCTGAATGCCCGTGGGCACCAGACCATCCAGATCTTCCAGAATATCCTGACTTACCAGAAAAACCAGAACCAGAATAACCCGACAAACCAGAATAACCAGAAGCCCCTGAATAACCCGAAGTAGCCATGATAATACTCCTTAACCAGAATAACCGGAATAACCGGAATAACCGGAACCCCCAATTTCATCGTCCCATATAGTTACTCTTGGGGAAAGAGTAACTGTACCTTTCATTATTCTACTAACTTTATCATCATCTGACTTTATAATAAGATCATAAAATGCAGTATTAAAATCTAAATTTGAAGTAACCTCTCTACTTATAGAGAGAGCAATAACACCAGAAGTAAAAGGAGTTTGTACCTCCGTCGTCACTTCCGCAATTATATCTGAATCTTCGTCCTGAGTTTTTCTAATTTGACACTTTGCAGTATACCCTGTTAAATCAACAGGAAGTTTATTAGGTTTCTTTAGTGATAAAGTAAGAGACCAAGTAGCACCTTGTTCTATTTCTATATCGTAACGACTTGCAGACATGTCAAATCCTTATGGTAATTGTAAAGTTTCAATATAAATAACTCCAGTTGAGCCAGTAACATCAACTAAAGTAGCTGCTCCACCATCTGTAGCTATTAGGTGAATCTTTACAGCAGTTGTAGCTGTATAACTTGGAAGATCCCCAAGATAATCCTGTAATTTAGTTCCTAATTCAGCAAGTAAATCACCATAAATAGTATTAGCTGAAACTTCAAGATTCGAATCAAGAATATAATCAGTATATGTTGCAGAGGTTATTCCAACGGCCCCGGTTAAAGTACCTATACCCGCCGCCTGTCCTGTTACTACAAGAAGAACTCTTTTTACAATAGTTTTGGCTGGAAGAGTTACGAGAGAAATATCACAAGTTAAAACAGCACCGCAAGCAACTATATTAGTATTTGCCCAAGTATACTTACTTATTACAGTTCCAACAAGGGCTTCATCAGCGGCTGTCAAAGAACCGTTAGTAAGTTTATTACTCGTAGCATGAAGTGTAGTTCCAACCACGCCGCCTGCGCCAGTAATATAAGCTAATTTATCAGTACCATTAGAAGCCAATACTTCAAAAGCATTGGCTGTTGGAGCAGAATTAAGCTGAACCTGTAAAGGAACTACTCCATTATCTGTAACCTTGAATCTTACGGGAGACTTACCAGTACTGAATATTTGAAATGTTTGGCTTGCTGTTGTTCCAGAAACTAATTGATCTTCTATATAAAGACCATAGGTTGAGCCTATAGGAGCATTGTTAGCGTTTTCCGGTGTACGAATATATACTCCATAAAGGTTATCAACTGTGGCACTAGTATTATTATTTCCAACAGTAGTTCTAAGTCCAAAAATATTAGTTACAACTGAACCTCCTTGTGCAAGAGCAAGGATATTCATTCCAATAGCTTTATTCAAAGGTCCAGCATTAGTAGCTCCTACATGGAGTTCTGCTGCTATACCACCAATTCCTCCTGTTGAAGCAATGGAATTAGTTCCAGAAAATTCAGAATAACTATATATATTATAATGCCAAAAATCTGTTCCCGGAAATGCTTGGTTCATATACCCATCAAACTCATAATTAGAAGTAAAATTAGTATAAAGATTATGGGTAAAGTTATTATATTGTTCTAAATAAAACCATCCATCATTTCCAACACCGCCAAAATCAATAGAATCATCAGTTCTGACTAATGGAGTACCAAACGTTAATGGATTTTCGGCCCCGACTATTCCGGGACCGGCTCCACTGAAGTTTATCAATGTATAAGGAATGTTAGAAATACTAATAGCATTAACACTTCTTGATAGAGGAGTATTAAATGTTAGAGGATTTTCAGCCCCTATCAACGTCGGAGTAGCCCCCGCAAAGTTAATCTTAGTATAAGCAATAGCAGCATTTGCAGCTACATGAGTATTAGTGATAATTCCCAAGGTAAATTTAGGGGCAGTAACAGCCCCATCTGCTATTTTAGAAGTAGTAATAGCTCCATCTTTAATCTGTGACCCTGATATTTGTGTTCCTTGAGCTAGAACTCTTCCAGAAATCAACATCAAGGCAAGAGTAAAAACACCTAAAATCTTTTTCATGATATCCCCTTAAAATTAAGCTGAATAACCAGAATAACCTGATGTACCATCATAACCAGATGTACCAGAGTAACCAGAGTATCCGGATATACCAGAACCACTGTAACCAGAAATGCCGGAACCACTGTAACCAGAAATGCCGGAACCAGAATAACCAGAGAAACCTGATCTACCAGAGAAGCCAGAGAAACCAGAAACACCTATAGGACCAACAATACTGTTTTCTCCAACAACTACCCAGAAAGTCAAAGGAGTTACTCCCGGACCAACAACTGCCATGATATGTACCAATTTCCACTGGTCATCCAAAAGGTAAGATGCTTGCCCATTTATAGTTTGTCCTGCTGCCCCTGAAATCAAAACATTATTAGGATAAAGATCTGATTTCACAAATATATAAGTTTCACCAGAAAGAGTCACACCCGGAACTATCTCAGGTAATGTAAATGTAACTGCACCAGCAGTACAATCACATACATAAGTAGCTCCAGTATAATTTTCAAGATTATAGTCTCCAGCCGCCACTAAAGCTGCTCCAGCAGATAATTTATCAAAACTACCTATCTGAGCATAAAGTTTATTTCCAACCAAAGAAGCTAGTGTATTAGCATCACCATCCGTAGCCTTCCAAAATATTACTGGAGTATCTGTAGTTTGTGTTTCAAATTTAAGGCCGGAAAAGGTAGTACTATCATTTAAAATAGTTGCTAATGTCCTAGGAGTTCCTGTATAGTTAGTTAAAGATATTGTTCCAGTATCTGTAAACTGTATAGGTTTTCTAAAATCTACTTGTGCATTAACATATGAATCATTACTAGAAGGATCAAATACATAACCACTTGTTCCTATTGTAACTATTTTATCTACAGTAACATCTCCTTCAAAATAGTTTCTAGAAGTAGAACCTTCAGAATAGATGTTCCATTTATTTGTTCCATGACTTTGTTCTAATACATAAATACCATATGCATTAGTTATACTATCATTTCCCCACACAGGAGAATCAACATAAACACCATAACCGTTAGTTATACTACCACCAGCCGCATTAACATAAGTAAATTTAGCACCAAAAGCATCTGTAACAGCGCCGTCTCCAAAATTAGCCGCAAAATGATCTGAGCCTTGTAATGTAGTAACTGCGCCTGTTCCAAAGTGAAAAGTACCAAAAGCATTTCCTCTTAATTGAGCAAGATCACCAGTATAAGTAGGATCAGTCTGGAAAGAAGAATTAAATCCAGTAAAATAAAAATTAGTAGGAGGAACTGTATAGTTTATATTTCCAAATAAATCAAGAAAAGATCCTATAGAAGAATCATATGCTGTTGTAATAGCTTCACGAATTTGATGAGTAGCATAATTAGTTGTTCTTGTAGGGTTTACAGCATTTCCAGCAAATATTGCTCCACTTATTCCAATACTACCGTCTTGAAGAGTTACAGGTTCTGCTTGTAATGCAACTGCACCATGATCACTGGCAGCAGTAATAGTAAGAGGAGCGGCGAACGTAACCGTTTGTCCAGCAGGGGTGATAGTTACATTCTCACCAGCAGCAAGAATAATATCATCCGTTAAACCATTTAGGCTCTTAACTAATTGACCAATGGGCACGTTATTAGCTGTAACAGCATCAGAAGCAAGCATTGAGGAAGTTATTCCCCCCGTTGCTACAGCTAAGGTTACGTCGCCGCTGTTGCCCCCACCAGTCAATCCAGCGCCTGCCGTGACACCTGTGATAGTACCAGTTCCAGAACCCCCCGTATCTACATCTCCGGGGTATACATATACAACATCTGTTGATTCATAAGGACCAGTATAAAGTTCAAGAATACCTAAATCAGCTAGCCCTTGATAGTAAGAGCCTTTAACAAGCTTTCCCGGAGGTACTATAGTAGACGTTCCTACATAGTTTGGGACAGCAAGATCATAATGCCAAGGATTACGATACACGGGTGTTGCCATAACAAGTTCCTTTAGGCTTTCAAACCTAATTGATATTCAGGGGAAGCTTCTCTACCCGGTGTAATCTCAAATAATTCAGGGTCGCCTGAACTTGCAAGATAATATTTACCACATTCTTTATAGTCCATAGCTGAATATGGGCAAGGTCTACCATCTACTCTACATACATTCTGCAAATAAGCAGGACAAGGATTGAATTGTGGGTCAGAAGAAACAATAGCAGGATTCAAGTGATTTGCCTCTACAGGCCCTTGAGGTTGCTCAGTATTACCCGGACTTTGTGCTTCTTCCGGTGCAAGAGCAGGCTCTGCTGGTTTCTTCTTACTTAATTTCGTTTTATTCGAAACTGTTTTTTTCTTCTTAGCAGCCTCGGTTAAAGAAGGGGTAGGGGGGTCCAATACGAACCCCCCTACCTTATCTACTTCGGCAGGAGTTTCACTAAAAATATCCTCTGCTGTTTTTGGACGCAGCCCCGTTTGATGGGTCCAATTAAACCCTACCTTACGGGCATCATGTGCCGTGATAAGATTAAACAGAGTTAAAGGATCTGTTCCATCATCTTCGGGAAGAGGCTTTTTAATGTCACTCATGTTATCCTCAATTTAGAAATTAGGCTGAATATCCAGAATATCCAGATTCACCTGAATATCCAGAAACACCAGAACCACTGTAACCAGATATTCCTGAACCACTGTACCCAGATATACCAGAATATCCAGAAACCTGTGTTACAACAAACTTGATTCCACCAGCGCCCTGTGTAATCGTAACACCAGAAGACGTAGCATCAACAAGAATTGTTGGGTTTGGATATGATCCAGCTAATGATCCACCGGCTGCTCCACCGGGTGCGTCATTTGGTGTGCCCGGAACAACAGTGGGTTCTTCAAATACTAGAAGAGAAGCATCTGCTGTTACAGCAGAGGGTACTCCTGCTCCTACATTAGTAAGAATACCTAGTGCGGCTGAACGATCAAATAGAAAGCCAGTTCCAGAATATCCTTTAACAAAATGATTTTTTGCAATCGTTACGGAACCATTTGAGTAAATCGGTACTGAAACCGAATACTTATTTTGGTTCTCAAAATAATTCATTGCCATAATTAAACTCCTTGTGGTATGTAAATTGGTCCACGTACTTCAACGTGGGGCGAATCTTTAAAACCTCTTTTCTTAAGTACTTCTACTAGAGGAAGACCTGTTTCTGCGAAATCAAGTCCGGAAACCAAATCATTCTTTCTTGCTAACTCTAAGAGATCATAATAGAATTCATCATGATCTATATATTTACCACCGATAAACACTCCAAAATCCACAGCTTTCGCTTTTGGTTCCAATGGATCTGGATTATGCTTACTGAATTTTGTCACCCCATCAACTTTAGTAACTATATATTTATTCCCTATAGGGGATTTTGTTCTACCTACAGCATAAAGATTTTGTTGTTCCTCTGTGGAACGTAATGTACATATTACCCTTAATTCTCTTTCAGGATAAGTCTGATTATACTCTGCTATAATTAGCGGGATCTTTTGCTGTAATACATCAACACAATCTTCTAATTTTCTACTAGCCATATTAACACTCGTATTGTAAATCTTTACTCTTTACTTTATTGGCTTCCTCTACTGATAGTTTTACAAATCTACGTATTTTACCGTGGTATTTTTCAAAATGTTTGCCTTTTACCATCATACCGGGACGTATTGTTACGGTCGTACCCGCTGGTGTTGGAAGTACAAATACACTTTCTGTTGCGTTATTTCTAAAAATAGGTATTTCGCCCATTAATTTCCCATCCCGAATATTTCAATATAACAAGTACCTGTAGGCGTTCCCATTACAGTTATCTGTTGTAAAGATATTCCGGATAGTAAAGCTGTTCCAGATATTTTCAAATCTATATTATTGTAAAACTGATTTGACTGAGAAAGCCTTATAGTAGCTTCCCCACCAGTTACCTGAATACAAAGAAAGTTAATCTCTGTTATATTAGGTGTCAAAACAAGAATAGGAAAAGTAGGAAGAGGGTCTACAGTAAGGTCAACTCCAGCGGAGAATTCCTTCTCAGCACCCCCAGATGTCATTCCTATCTTTCTGAATTCATTTCGACCAAACTGAGTTGATCTTGTAACAGTTGCTGTAACTGCGTAAGTTACCATTTTATATTCCTTACAACCTTACTAATTCTGCTAACTGGAACAGTATTCCTATTTTCAAGAAGAGCTTCAGCAATAACATCACTTAATTCTTCTGCCACAGCTTCATATAACTTACTACGTGTATTCATTACCTTCGTCTGTGCTTTCATTAACATAGAAGAAAGCTGCTTCAAGGTATAAGTATCTTCCTTAACATTCTCATTAAGAGGTTTCTTTTCTTCCTTATCCTTGGCACGGAGTTCATCTGCTTCCTTATAAAGCTTTTCAACTACCTTTCTTGTTTTCTCATCTTCAATCGTACTAAGATCTATTCTACTCTCAGAGAGTTCATTGAAGTTAACATCAACACCAAAATCATTCTTACTTTCAAGTCTGGTAGGAAGTACTCTATGAGAGTTTTGATTAAAGGGTTTAGCAGGATCAATTCCAGCAGCATCATCTACTTTGTCATTATCCATATCCGGGTTCAAACCAACATTAGCGAACGCCTTTGGATTAGGATCTGGGTCTGCCATAAACAGGCTACCATTCTTGTCAGCCTTAACGAAATATTTAGTCCCGTGAGGGGCAATAAGGCCAAAAGCCATACCGGGCTGTTGGGCTGCTCCATGTAGGGTCATCCACAAATCTGATACAGCTTGTGCCTTTGGATATAAAGCTATCAACTGCTGGACCGTTGTGGGCCTCCACTGGATACCAGTAGGCTCGTTCTCGTCATTAACAGGCGTTGCCTTTGTGGGGGCCTCCCTGTTCAATTGCTGAGTAACCCTAATGGGTTCCGTAGGACGAACTGGAGAGGCTGAAGAAGCTGCGCCAGAGCCTACACTCTTTAAAGTAGTTACCCTTGTAAAGGGTATATTATCTTCCTCTATAGTCTTTTCCATCAAAGGCTGAATAGAAGTAGGAGGAGGCTGAAATGGCGGTACAGTCCCTACCATTTCACTGGCAGGAGCAGAAGAAATTTCCCCTGACCCCATTTTTTTAAAGATATTCTCCTGTATTCTTCTTTCACGCTCTAATTTTTCAAGCGTCTTATCTTCAAGCTTTTCTTTTCTATTTTTGGCATGAAAGGCTTGAACAAATGACTTGGCCTGATCTTCATCCATATTATTAAAATCGGGAAAGTTTATATCTGTAGACATAGCAGCATTCTCCACTCATAAGGGTCTATATTTTCAGGGGAAATAGTATAAACCCTTGAAAGATCAAGGGCTTTTTTTATTACTTTGAAAGGTCTCTAAGTATTTGGTTCTTAGAGGGTAATTCGCTTTTCCGAGAGATATATTCATAAGACTCGGAAGGTACAATTTTAAGTGTACATTTACAGTTCATCAAGCAAGTACAAAACCCTGCTTTTGGAGTAGTTATCAGTAACTCTTTTGGATAAGGAGAGTTAGCTGCCAAATACTCACATTCTCTACAAGGTTCGTGACCTTTATCTAATACCCAATGAATAAGAGTATTATTTGGAGATCCTGTAACTCTACCCGCATTATAATGACCCTCTAAAGAATCTACATAAAACTTAATACGTCTTTCTAATGTAACCCTTGAGGATGCTTGACTTACAAGCTTTTCTATATATTTATCCCAGAACTTTAATTCAGAGGCGGTCGCAATCCGAGACCACCTTTCTTCAGCATGTTGTATATCAGGATCACCGTAAAAATTAAAGTTGAGATCAGAGAAGGCTCTGGCTATACCAGATCCAGAGGATTTTAATCCTAAAAGATATGCCCTCTTATAATAAGCCTCAAATATCTTCTTGGATTTGCGCTTCGCAGTTGTTAAATCTAACGTGCCACTACTCAATTCTTTTATGATCTTATTTAGATCTTTCTGAAACTTCTGTTGAAGTAGGGTAAAAGAGCGTTTGGCTACTGTTTGAACAAAGCCTCTCTGTTGTCTCCATTTTTCTTGTCCGATAATACTTCTAGACAATTCGTGATGTAATCCTCTTTTAAACAAACTCCTATCACGAAGATTAAGAGTATGAAGATTCTTATTCTCTAAAAGAGGAAACAATTCCATTATTTCTTTTCTTCCTTTTCAATCTTATCTATAAGTTTAGCTACAGCCCTATTGGCAGAATCACTTGGAGAAAATCCTAAATGGTAACGATCAGGAACAATAAACTCCTTATCCTTTAACCACGAGATTCCTGTCTTGGAAATCTTCTTACCTTTAATGAAACGAGCATAGAACTTACCAAGACCGTGTACAGATGTATCCTCACCATTAGAAGCTGCATCAAGAATAATATCTACAGCAGTTCTTATAATAAGATCTATATCCGCCGCCTTGTATTTATAGTTTAGATTTGATCTTATACGAGAAGATAATTCCTTTTGGTTGATCAATTTAGTTCTCCTTATTAGATTTAGTTAAATTACACTTATTACAAATCAAGCGTAAATTATCTAATCTACATAATTCTATTCGTTCTTCTATAGATTTACCATTATATAATGCTATAATATGATCAATATGTGAATTTAATGAAGTTAAAATTGTTCCCATACAAGCTCTTCTATCTATACATGGTTTATTAAAATACTTTGACAAATGTTCATAAAGTTGTTTTGAAGTATATCCAAGTATTTTTGATGACCTATCTGTTTTTGTTTTTTGTTTAAATAACCTTCTAACCATAGATCCTAATAATTTAGTATACTTAAATAAATCATCAGAATAATACTTAATTTTACTATAATTTCTATTTTTTTCTCTTATACTCTTTTTATGTTTATTATAATAAGTTAAACAATTTAACTTTATTTTTCCTTCTGTTCTATATTTATTATTCAATCTATAAAAAATATTTTTGTTTTCTTTATAATATTTCCCATGACAATCTTTACAAGAAGAACATAATCCATCTTTTTTATATTTATCCTTAACAAAAAAATCTAACGATTTCTCTACTTGACATTTAGAATAGATTTTCTTTTGTATCTAATGGGTCATCCTCGTATGATTGTCCTTCCTCTAGGAATTCAGGCGAAATACCCATTTCGTGGAGTTTCTTCCACTTGGTTTGTTTATCAGGATCAGATGAATCAATAAGGGACTTGGGTTTTTCCTTAGTCTTACAAAGTTCTTCCAGATCTTCATTACCGAATCCAAGACCAACTTGACTATTGATCCATTTCTGTTCATCATTCTGTAAACTTAGAAGATAAGGAGCTATCTTTTCATAAGCTATTTCTTCTGCTACATTATTAGTGATAATGTCTTCGGCAACTTCTTGGAACTCTTCCATCAATTCACCATTAAACTCAAGACCATCTATTCCTTCTGTTTTCTTAGGTTCATTACCATATCCAAAGGAACGAAGCCCCATCTTGAGATTATCCGCAGTAACCTTCTTCTGTGGTTTCGGCGCTGATCCGGGTTTCTTGCCTCCGGGTCCACCACCGGGCTTTCCTGCCGCCGCTCCCATTTTACCTAGTTCTTTCTGCTTCTTAAACTCCATTTCCTGAACGGGATCGGGAGTCATAAGCTTGGCACGAAGTTCTGCCGGTAATGGGAAGATTTCATCAAGTAGATAATCGCCCCACTGCCAACGGTTCCACCCAAGTATAATAGCAATGTTAGCCAAGATTTCAAAAATCTGAGCCTTTCTTAGAAGGATTTCTTCCCTCTGTCTTTCAGCAATAGAAGATATAGTTCCTAGCTGTACTATAAACTGATCAGGAGGAAGATACTGTTGTTTAGTTATAGCGTGATGAATCTGACATATACGAATCATACCCTCTCTAAACGCATCCTGTAGCTTGGTAATCTTTCTACTAAACCTAACATCTTGAAGCATAAGGGCTTCCTTGGAGTTCCAAGCACCTGTTACTTCACCATCAAAGTAATCCTTTGGAATATTCAACCCAATACGCATCTTGGTCTTCCAGTACTCAAGGTCATCTACTGGTCCAATATTGGTTGTATTCTGTAGCTGCTCTACCTTAGATGTAGACCCCGGACGAGTAGGCCATACAATATCCTGAAGAATGGTAGCCGGATTGAAGTCTAATTTAAACTCGTTTGTCTTGGGATCAACGAAAGTTGTTTTGTTCTTTAGGAACTTTTCATAGTCCTTTACAATCTGTGCGGTTTCCGTTAGTGAAGCCTGTCCTACATCTACATAGAAAATGTTTCTCTGAACAGCCTTGGAAATTCTATAAAGAACTACCATTGTCTCCAACATCGAAAGCTGCTTCCAAGTCTTACGAATACCTTCAAGGAATGAGCGCCCATACACGCTTTCTTGATCAAAAGCGGTGACTCTAAAATGAACAAAGTCCCAAGGTTTAAATAATCCAGCCTTGTTGTCAGACGGCATAAACTGAGCAATCTGGGGCGCTTTAAATCCTAATAATCCATCTTCCTGAACACGTTCAATTCTGGAGGGGTGAACAAATTGTACATCATGTACACCAAACCCTCCCAAAAGCATATAAAGAAAACAATCTCCGTGTTTTGCTAAATTACGATATACTCCGTATGCTTTATATTCCATACGGATGCGTTGAATCATTTGATTCAAATCTTGTTCTAATTTCTTGTCTTTAGCTTCTACCCATACACGAAAACCAGTCTTATCATCTTTCTGAGATGCCTCTTCAGCATAAATATCAAGTCCTGTCTGAGCTTCGGTTGAAGCTGAGTCCATTCTATCATAATCACGATATTTAGATGCTCTATCATATTGTAAGTCAGCGTATCCTGTGAAGATCTTTGAAAGACGGTTCTCAATGGATTCAAAACTTGAATACTTCTCTTGGGGTATTTCCTGCCCCTTCATAATAGCTATCTGACGAGGGGATCTACCAAACAAAACACTAAATGCTTGAATAACAGGGTTAACCACCTGTTGAGAAGCCTTTTGATGCATCTGATCCATTTGAATTACTGTCTGTCCACCGTAGCCGTAGTCTGCCATATTAGTATCCTTATATTATTTCTGAACAACGAAAGGATTAAAGTCATCAATCGCGTTAGCAATCATTTCTGTTTCTGTAGCTGGATAATATTCCTTACCAGCAAAATCAGGCTGATGTCTAAATAATGCACCAAGAATCTTAGCAGCCATATCTGCGTTAGCAGTCATTGGATGCTTCTTGAGATCGGTTAACATAGCTACTGAATTAGCTATTACACCGGCAACGGCATCAGAAACGTCTTTTCTACCCTTAGTGCCGTCCGGATTCATTCTAGGGTGATCTACTCTTGCTCTTGCTCCGGTATAATCGTGAACAAGGTTCAGCAATTCTCTTTCTAGTTCCTTATTGTAATACGAGTTAACATTACCATTAGAAATGGCATCACGTAACATAACATAAGGAATGTCAGTACTATCAACAGACAAATTATCTACATTAAACCCGTCTTTGATTAACATCTGCATCGGGCCTACTGATTGGAAGCGGTCGAATGTAATGAAGTTAATCCTAAAACCAGTAGCCTTCAAATAATTGATAAGCTGCTGTATTTTTTGATAGTCTACCTGATCTCCTTGTGGCGCTTTTATTGAAAGAGCAAAATCTATCCAGAACTCTGGAGCATATGCACGAATAATACGCTGCCCTAGCAAATTAGTAGCTACTATTTCTTTAATACAAGAAACTCCCCCCATAGCTATACCTGTAGCATCCCCGTCCTTGGACAAGTCGATATGCATTGTTCTAAACATATCAGGATGGTTTTTGGGGAGAACAGCAAAGCCCGCATCAAAATAAAAGTTTTCTGACCTTATGTAAGTAGATATGCTTCTAGGAGTTTTAAGTCCTACATAAATCTCATCCTCACTAAAGGGACTAATTCTTTCTCTGTTCCACATCTTCTTTAGAATCAAAGGATTCTCAATAAGAAGATGCATAGGAGCAGAAGAAATACCAGCGAGTTCTCGTAAGGCAGAGTTAATATCAAACTCAAAGTGATGCCTTACAGACTCAGGAACTTCCATAAGATTAGGTGAATCCTCTGGAAAATCCGCTACTTCTTCTGGTTTTAGTATTCTTGAAGATCTTTGAGAAGAACCAATAAACACATGGAAAGTCTTATGGTTCTTATCAAAAAACTTATCTGGTTTTACATCCCACTGTGAATAAGAAGAAATATAAGTATGTGGATCGTTCTGGGCTACCCAACTTCCTGTTTTTTGAGTAAGACGCCCATCCAATTTGGACATATGGGATTCAAGGAAGTCAGATGAAGTCTTTTTAGAAGAAATTACACAAAGGATTCCGGGCACATATCCAAGACGTTCAAAACGAGAAGTAATACGGTAACGAACCTGTGAATATAGCTTCTCTGAACTGTCTTCATCCTCATCATTTCTAATAGTCTTTTTTCCACGAAAGTTCATTTCATCTAAAATGGCTGAAACCACAGCAAATGAAAGAGCGTGGTTAACCTTAGATCCCATAAGGATCTGTAGGTTCTGAGGTAATATAACCTCATATTCCATTTGACTTCTACTGCTCGTATTTTGATTATTTAAAACTCTACGCACGCTGCGTACCTTTTTCAATGGAAATACATTTTTGAAATAAGGACTCTGCCCGATTATTCTTTTGAAGTCTTCCGAAATGGCCGATTCCGCTTTTTCCAATGACAACGAAAATAATCCAAAAGAGATAGTAGTGGCGGAGTCAAGAGCAAAATAAGCAGGAATATTGCGGAGACAAGTAAGCACACATAACTTATAGAGTTGAGCAATGATAGCAATACGAGTCTTTCCAACGCCAATACCTCCCGAAAGAATCCATTCATGGATTTCATTCTTAGGATTTAAGACGTAAATAAGATCTCTTCTCCAAGGCTCATAAATAGCCTTTGACATTTCTGCACCAAGATACCTTGGGTCATTAACAAACTCTTCTGGAGTAGGAGGAGTTCTTAACCAGTCTGCATCTCTTAAAGCGTGAACAACAGATATCTCTTCTGGTTTCTTTAGTTGAGACTCTAGGGAGGCATGAAGTATAAGACCTCGTTCAGCAGGAGTAAACTGTTCCCAATTTAATTCTCCTTTAGCACAACGTTCAACAAATACTCTTGCAGCCTCTGGGTGTACTTTGAGTAAGTCTTCTACTTCGGAAACTTCCATTTCCGGAAGTAAAAAGGGTAAAGCAGGAATCGTTTCGACTTCCTGATTAGATAGGTAAAGGCTGCTCATCTTTTTGTTCTTTTTTATTTGCTTCCGCAACAATATCTGTCAAGGTAGCCAATAACTGTTGACGTTTTTCAGAGGGCATTCCACCAACCGCTTCTTTCAATGCTTTAGGTACGTGTGCTTCAGACAAAGACTGAATAGAGACTTCAATAGTATTGAAAAAGTCCCATCCGGCAAGTTGTGCCTCAAGTCTTTTTAATCTATTTTCACTAGTAGAGGTTAAAACAGTTAAAGCATCTGTTTTTTCCTTGTTGCTCATATAGGGTAGATTCATTTTTATACTTCTACGAAGCTCGCCTTCAAACTCTATATCAGCAGCAGCCTGAAGGATAAATCTACGCTGCATTTCAAGGAAAATAGCCTGCATACGCAAGCGAAGCTCTTTAGAGCGTTCTACGAATAAGTCTTTAACATCGGGGGGAAGAACCGTAATAAGGCCATTTGTCCACGCTAGAAGCTCGTTCCAGACCCTTTCGCCAGCTTGCTCCGGGGTTAGTACTTCTGCCTCAATAACTTGGTCATTTTGGCTTGTTTCTTCAATCATAATCCATCCCTACCTATAAGGGTCGTCTAAAATCAATACTTTTTGTACAAACGCTTGAAAGATCAATTCAAAGTGAGCTTTTTCCAGTCCTTTTTATCCTGTAGTTTAGTAGCCAATACACCAATTGTAGTAAGAGAAGCTATATACATAGAACCCATATTAAGAATAGACCCACCAAATAATGCCTTACCATCATCTGATAAGTCATCAAAATCCTCGACTGCTTTAGCACAAAGCATTAAATTACAATTCAAAGCTTTAAGTAAAAACATTACCTCTTTCAAACCCTTATTTTCTTCAAATGCTTTTTCAATATCTTTCATATCAGGCATCTCATTCTCCTAATGGTGGAAAGGGTTGGGATCGAACCAACTTATCTGGTTTTTCAGACCAGCACATTAACCATAGTTGTTTCCTTTCCACAGTATATTCTGGTAGGGGCAACTGGACTTGAACCAGTGACCTAATGCTTATCGGGCATTTGCTCTACCGACTGAGCTATACCCCTGAGTCGTTTCTTTAACTTCATATACTCAAGGCATCTAGCTAATCGTCCATGCCCTCTGTTTCTACCTGTATAAGTAGGTGTCTGAGCATCACAATTAGGACATATAAGCCTTAAGTTTTTCAAAGACCAATCTTCTGGATTTCCATCTACGTGATCTAG